GGGAGAGAAGCGCCCTCGAACCCAAAGCGACGAAGATATTCAGGGTCTTGCGTAATTTCAGCAGAGGAGGTGATGCGACGACGCTCCAGAATCCGTGGAGCGCCGGAAAGTTGGTTTAGACGACGTTGAGCAACTGCAAGTTTATCTGCAGAGGCGGTGCCTTCTTGAAGAATGCGCGTATAAGCTTCCCACTGCCTTAATACCGCATCAGGTTTTACACCTAGTATCTGTGTAAGAGAACTGTAATGCTTACGATTCGATACAGCTCCTTCTTCTAGGGTAGCTGTGAGTTTTTGAATGTCGGCGCCCAGCTGCTGGTGTACCTTCCCGTTTAGAGAGGCTTGGTTGCGAAGATCCTGTAAGGATTTTATGTGCTCACGAATAGAAACTGCAGACTGCGCATGTACCTTCGACTCATCAATAATGATGTCACGTAATGCGGTTATCTGAGTATCTGTAAGACGTGCTTCTTGACGTAGTTTAGAAAGATCTCTATTCAGGTCTTGCCATACAGTAGAGCCGCGCTTAGCTTCGCCAACCAGCGCAGTAAACGCATCCGTAAGACCTTTATTTGCTCTAGCAGTATCACCTAGCTCAGTCTTTAATTCAAGCAGGCGCTTACGTGCATCATCTAGTTGCTCGTCTGTACCTTTAGTTACTTTTGTAAGTTCTCTAAAAGAACTACGCAATTTATTTAGTTCTTCAAAACCCTTAATACCAAGCTGTACGACAATATCTTCAATCTGCTTAGCCATCCTGCTTATCCTCCCCCTTGCTCAGGGCGCCAAGAGCGGCAGTCTCCATGATCTGCAGGCCCTCCAGCATCCCAAGGCGGTCTTCAACGCAGTATAGGTCGAATAGGCCGCCTGCCATCAGCAGCACCTCGTATTTCAAGCCGAGGTAGCCCGCCATGGTGGTATTCCACTGCGTCTGCATTCTTAGGAACATCATTACGATGTCCCAGTTTTCGTCCCAGACCTCATAAGTGGCGGCGGAATCTTGTTTGGTGTCCTGCGGGAGAACGAGGCCGAAGACCTTAGCGTCGTCTTCGGTCTTGTCCTCCTCCTGCTTCAGGCTTCCACTTACCCAGAACTCCGCCGCACCCTTCAGTTTCCCGACTTAGCGCCGTCGAAGGTCTCGATGTAAGCCTTCAGAACACCACGCACCCAGTAAGGGTCGTCAGCGAAATCGGTGAGGGCTTCGATGGAGAAGGGGAGGTCGGTGCCGTCTTCGTCGCTGATGCCATTCCAGCCGAGCACGACGGCCTTGAGCAGAGGCAGATCCCCTTTTTCGCTCAGCTTGCCGAACTCCTTACGGCCGAGGCGCTTGAAGGTGATGTCGAAGGTGCTGGAATCGAACGTACCGCCATCGGCGGGTTCTTCAATCGTTACAGGCCACTTGAAGGTTTTGACCTTCTTGCGAACGAACGCCATAAGTTGAAGGGGCGTAAATCGGGTGCGTTCGTACTATAGGCGCAAAAAAGCTAAGCCGTAAGCGGAGGGGCTTGCGGCTTAGCTAAGGCGGGTGTGTTGAGGTGCTCAGCCTTCGATGACGGAGCTAGGCAGCTGCGCCGACGCAGTGTCAGCTGGTGGCTCAGCTAAGCCCATGTCCACTTCCGGCTGAGCTTCCGGCTTAGCGTCCGGCCTAGCGGGCTCGGTGCGGTCGAGCAGTTCCCACTTGCCGGTTTTCTCGTCGAGGAGGTAGCTACCGCCCTCGGCCGGGGTGGGGTCGGGGGTAGGCAGCGCGGAGGTCTTGGCCATAAGTGCGTGGAGTAGGGGCGGAGGCGACGCAGCTTAGAAGCGCCGCAGCTTAGAAGCGCCGCAGCTTAGGTGAACGCGAGACTTACTTCGTCGTTACCGGCGGTGGTGGGGACGGCGATGTAGGGGATGTTGAGCATCTGGATGCCGTCCTGGTCGCCGTAGGAGGGGTTGGCGATGTCGCACTGAGAGGCGGTGAAGGTGACCCGGTTGCCAGCGGTGGTGCCGTGGAGGAAGGTCAGGTTGCCCGTGGTTTTGGTCTGGGCGATGTTGAAGTAGTCCTTGGTAGCCAAGGTGGGGGCTTCGATCATGACCGTGCCGGCAGGCTTGCGGTCGGTGATCAGGACTTCCTTGGTGCAACCAACCAGCTCGCGGTAGACGGTGCTGTTGGCGATGTCGAAGGTGACGGACTGGAGGCAGCCCGCATAGGAGAAGAACTGGAAGGCGGACGTGTTGCCCTCCTTGAAGATGAGGGGGCTGGCCTGGTTGCTGTAGGTGACAGCGGGGGCAGCGGTGTCGGTGGGGGCGTTGTAGACGCCCGTCATAGTGAAGTCGAGGGTGGGAATTTCGCCCACGGCGGCGTTCAGCGTGAAGGTGCCACGGCAGCCGGTGGCCTTGTGCAGCACGCCGTCGTTGTTGAAGTAGATGGTGGCGCTGGAGAACGACGCGCTGACCGGGGCATAGGTGACGCTGGTAACTGCGACGATCGTCTCGCTCATGCCGCAGGCCTGCAGGATGCTGCCGAAACGAGGAGCGGTGCCAGCGGTGCCAGAACCGGCCAGCTCAACCTGGAAGGTGAGGCTCACACGGCTGTTGGCCAACAGCTGAGGGCTATTGCCGAGGTAGGGGCGGATGAGGTCGCGGCTGACCAGATCGGCCTCGATCGGCGTGATGTCAAGGTTGCGTACCAGTAGCGCATCGGTGCCGGCAGGCGTGCTGTCGGTGCCGTAGGTGGATTCCTTCTTGACGAGGATTAGACGCTTCCGAGTGAGTGCCATGTGTGCCTAGGAGGTTGCCCTCCTACTCGTGGTATGCAGACCTCAGCCTAGGCAGCGAGGCTTACAACGATTTTGAATAAGGCGTGACTTAGATGCTTAGGTCGCTTACGGATGTGCGGTAGAGGATGCGGAAGTTGCAGAAAATTACGCCTACGGGTACGTCTGCTGATTCAAGTGTAAATTCTGTGGGGCCTGGTTGTACGTCGATGCAGAGGCCGCCGAGGGTGAGGTCGGCCATCATCTTGCTGTGGAGCGATTCGATGATGGGGTCTGCAGTTTGATCGGGCACAGAGGCACGCACAATCACGACCACACGCATGTTAAGTACGTGGTCGAGTGTTGGTAAGGATGTATTTTGCGTTGGAATATCGTTTACTGGTTCGACGATGAGGGCGGAGCTTTCGGCGCGGGCGATGGGCTCTACGCGGCTGCGGTAGATGCGTGTGCCTACGCCAACGGTGCCCGTGAGTGCTGTGCGAACAGCAGCGAGAATTGATTCACGTTTGGTTGCCATAAGCGGGGCCTAGTTTTTCTGAAGGCTTAGTACCGTAAACTTACCGTCGCTGAGCAGGGAGGCGGAGCGGACGGTGTAAGCGGTGCTGTCAACGGTGATGGAGGAGCCGTAGAGCAGGTTACCGAACTTCGATGTTTCGCAGGTAAGTGTGTAGTCCGTACTAAGTACCTGTCCGTCAACAATTAGTTCGCTGGGCATGTCGAGGATGCCAAGGCCGGTGGTAGCGCCCGCCACAACGCTTACGCCAAAATCGGCGAGGAAAAGGGTTGTGTCGTCGCTGATCATCGGGGCAACGCGGTATGGGAAAGCCCAGCTAAGCAGCGACGGTACGCGGCCTAGCTGGGCTTAGGGGAGCAGGGCTCAGCCGTACTTCTTCACGCCGAGGCCATTCACCGAGAAGGTGAAGGACGGGGTGGTGCCACCCAGGGTGTAGGTCACGCGGACGTAGCGCTTGGCTTCGTCCTTGGAGATCACCAGCTCCTGTTGGGAAGCGGTGGTGGTGACGGTGGTGAAGGCTGCGCCGCTGATGGCGGTGTAGCCGGAGCCGGACACGTCGGAATGCTCGACGGTGATGGCGAGGGTAGGGGTGGTGCCGGTGCCAGCGGCGGAGTCGAGGACGAGGACGACATCGCCGTCATAGGCCTGCATGTCAACGCCGGTGCCGTTGCCGGTGGCAGTGCGAGCAGCGGTGGGGTGGAAGCTCAGCAGCTCGAACTTGTCGAGTGCCTGTTGGATGATGGCCATGGGTCAAGTCTCCTCAGGGGCGGGGGTGGCGGTCTTGCGGGTCCGCTTAGGAGCTTCAGGCTCCGGTTGCGGTTCAGGCTCTGGCTCGGGAGCGGGGGCCGGCTGCGCCTTGTTCATGCTGACGAGCATGTTGGCGAGGGCAGGGTCGATCTCGATGAAGGAGCCGGCGCTAACCGACTCCCCCGAGACCATTACCGAGCGAAGGATCTCGATCCTCATGACGATCAGGTGCCGTAGCAGAAGGCGCCGGGCTGCTTGACCGCGAAGTCAACGTCCTGGAGGGCGATGATGCGGACGGTGCCGGCGGTGGAGCCGGCGTAAGGATCGACGGTGAGGTCGAGGCCGGACCACATGCCCACCACGAACTGGCTGAAGTCGCCGAACAGAGCGTCGTTGCTCTGCAGCTGGTTGCTCACGATCACCGGGTAGCCGTTGATCTGGTCGTCGGCGTAGACGAACTGAGCGGTTGAGGTGGCGGACTTTTCGGTGCTCTTCAGAGCGCCACGGGCAGCCGCGTTGACGATGTAGCGCAGAGCGCCAGCGTCAGCGTTGGCGGAGGCCACGTCGGTCTCCATGCCGATGTACTCGGCGAAGGTGCCGTAGGAGGTGATGGTTTGGCTGCCGATGCCGGTGGTGTTCGTCAGGCCGAGGGGCTGGTTGGAGGAGCCGGTGCCGTAGATGGCGGCGCGGTCCAGTTCCAGAGCGATGACCTTGGCCAGGTCAGAGCGGACCATCGATTCCACGTCGATGGAGGACTGGAGCAGCAGGCGGCGGCTGTAGTCCACGTAGGCGCCCACGGTCTTGGGCGTCATGTTCACCTGATCGATGGCCTGCTGGCTCTCGGTGGGCGAACCCGACTCACCGACCCAGTAGGCGGTGGCGGCGGAGCTTTGGCGAGGGATGCTGACGTTGCCTTGGAGGCCGCTCAGCATGGTCACGCCGGCCTGCATCATCGCCATGCGGTTGCGCAGGAGATCGATGAAGCTGCCGCTCAGCAGATCGGTGGAGACGAGGTTGCCGCCGGCGGTGGAGGTGCCCACCACGAGGTCGCGGCGCAGCACTTCGTTCGGGATGACGATGCCGTTGGAGGAGCGCTGATACTTCTCAGCTGCGGCCTTGCCGACTTCGATCTCGAAGGAAGCGGCTTCGCGGGCAGCACGGTCGCCGGGGTTGACGAGGTAGTTGAGGGCACGGACGAAGGAGAAGCTGCGCACTTCCTTGTCGGTCATGCCGATGGAAGCGGAAGCGTCGTCGTGGATGCGGCCTTGGACTTCGACGCGGGTGCGTCCGATTTGGTTCAGCACGGCTTCACGGGCTTGGTCGATGGTGGCGTCGTCATTGATCAGGCGCTCAGCCAGATCGGTGCCGACTTGGTGCTGCTCGCACATGGCGCGGATGGTCGCAACCCGCTCACGCTCGGATTGCCGAGCGGCAGCTTGGACCTCCTGGACGTTGATGGCTTGTTCCATGGATGGAGGATTTTGGGGGGCGTCAGGTCCGCGCTCGGCGGTCTGTTTAGTTTCAAGTGTAGGGGTTGGTGCTTGAATCGCTTCTTGGGTTGTAAGTGGAGAGGTGGTGGGTTCGGTGTCGTCGTGTGCGCGGCCCAAGCCGACTGTCTGGTCGGCTGGCACGCTTACAGACGAGACTTCCAGAACGTTCCACTTGACTACTTGCATATCGCCGTTTTGTGCCTCGCGCACGTCGTTGATTTCGTATGCGAAGGAGACGTTGCGGACGATGCCGGCTTCGATGTCACGGCGGCGCTTGTATTCTTCGGTGCCCTTTTCAGTGGTGTTGGGGCTCCATTTCGTTTTGACGTAGAGGCGACGATCGGAGCCGAGCCAGGCCTTCTCGGCGACGCCGAGCACCACGTCGCGGTTGTGGTTCCAGAGCCAGGGGCCGCCGTCGTTCATGCGGTCGAGGTCCATGGCCCCGTCGTCGTGCATCAGCACCTCGCGGCCCCACCAACGCTCTACCGGCGCCTCGGAGCTGAAGCTGAAGGTGAGGCCCGTGTCGGTGCTTTCTTCGACTCGAAGACCCTGTGGGGCTTCGCGCCTAAGCACTTCTTTATTGATGGTCTTGAGGTCGAATGCGGAGTCCATGGACTTACCTGTGGCTGGCTCGAACGAAATGGGCTTGTAGTCGTGGTCGCTAAGCCACTTCTTAGCTTCACTTACTGTAAAGCGGGCAGCATCGAACCTTAGTGCTTGGAGGCGAACTGGGTCGTCGCCTTTGATTCCGTAGATGGAGTCAATGCCTTGGGCGAAGTCGTTGTTCTTGCGGCGGAAGCGATCGAATTGGGCAGGATCGAGCAGGCGTGCGGCGTGTTCGTTGGGATAAGGGCGCTGTTCTGAGCCGGAAGAGGCGGCGCGGTCATCGTCTTCGCTGTCGTCCGAAGGCTCGGCGAGAGGGTCAATTTTGCGCAACGTCGAAAACTTATGACCTACGAGAGTTTCGGTTTCGCTCCAGCCGTCCTGCTTAGGGCGGTAAATGCGGATGAGGGCGGCGGGGTCGTCGGCGCTGGCGTCGATGCTGAAGTCGCTGCCGGGGACGCCGAGGGTGCCGGTGCGCATGATGTGCTCGATGCGGCCACGGGCGGTGCCGCCGCTGGATTGCCAGGCCACGAAGTCGCCTTCACTCAGCTCGCCCGCTGCGGCGCGTTGATGGTTGCGTAGCAATTCGGCGGCATCACGGCGCACTTCGTCGGCAGAGGCAGTGGCGCGGCCTTCGGTGGAGGCGTCGGCCTGGGGGTTGAGCAGCTGCTCGGGGATGATCCAGAACTTGCAGGCGCCTTCAGGGGCGATGTCGCCGGCCACGACTTCACAGGCGCGAGGGCCTGCGTAGAAAACGCAGTTGGAGCACTGCATCCCTTCACCGGCGAAGGGGCTAGCAGGCATGTAATGAGCGCCATGAGCGCCAATGCCCTGATCGAACTGGCCAAGTTCATCGACAATTTCCTCCAAGGCTTCGTAGAGCGCAACTTGGGGAGCTGTAAGGTCTGGCGTCAGCTCGCGTTGCTGATTGGCGGTGGCGTCCATGACAGCCGTAGTTGTTGTGTTGTGCAGTCTATCTGTGGCGCTTTTTATGGTTTTGGCTTTGGCGTCGGCCCAGGTTTTGCCGGGATCGCCGCCCCAGGCGGCCCAGGCGACGCGGCCGGGTGATGGATAAGCGGGGCTGCCCGGTGAGTAGCCCTCGCCCTGTTTGTCCACTTCATGCCGAGCGAACCAGGCGGACATAAGCAGTACCACAGAAGGGCTGAGTTGCTTACCGCTGAGGATTTGGGTGGCGCGGCGGGCTGCTACAGAGGTGCCGCCTTTGCGGCCCTCGGCTTTCCAGGCTCGATACCGCTCGGCCTCTGCACGCATCCCCTTAGTGGGCATGAGGTTGATCTCGGTGCCGTTGACGTTGGCCATAAGCGGAAGCGCTAAGGGGCGATGGGGCGTGGGGGCTAAGGGGCAGTGGGGCGGCTTAGCGCTGCGGCTTAGCGCTGCGGCTTAGGTCGAGGCGGAGGTTGATGGGTTCGTCTTCGCCGTCGAGGTAGAGGGGTTCGATTTCGCGGCTAGGCGGAGGGGTAGAGGGGTCGCTGGGTGTGGGGGCAGCGCCGCTTAGACCGAGCTGTTGTTTGATCTCGTTCTCCTTACTAATTGTTGTCATGGTGTTCATGAAGTCGTTGCCGGTGTACTCCATGATTTGTTCGGCGTGCGTTTGGAGCTGCAGAGCGCGGCTCATCTCCATCGCCTTCATTTCCTTGGCGGGATCGACCCAGCTCCAAGCGCGGGCTTGCCAATGAGGGGCGTTGTAGCGCTCAGGGCGTGTCCACACATCGCCGAACATCGGCATGGGCAGCTCTGTAAGTGCTGCGGCCATGAGCCACTCTTCAAATACACGTTGGTGTACTTGTTGAATTAGGACTGACTGGATTACGCGCCAGTGGTCGCGGTCTTCGAGGATGCTGAGCCGTGAGGAGCTGTAGTTGGTGTCGGAGAAGTCGCGGCTGAGGGTCTCGTAGGAGCAGCCGTAGCCGGAGGCGAAGCGGCGGGCGAGGGTGCGAACCACTGCTTCGTACTGGCCGTCGTCAGGGCCGAAGTCGGGTGGGATGGCGGTTTCGCCGGGGAGGAGGAAGTTGTAGCTGCCGGGTTCGGTGTTCCAGAGGCGCTTGCTGTCCTCCAGGGCGGGGGTGCCGTCAGGGTTGGTGCTGCCGAAGGTTTCGGGCTCGGGGGTTTGGATCCAGCCGAGGCTGTTGGCCTGTACGCGCTTTCGCGTCCAGTGCGCCTCCTCGTACTTACCCAGGTTCCATGAAGTGGTGATGACTGGGGCGAACCAGGGAACTCCGCGTGTTTGGCCTACGCGATCGGGCATGTAGACGTGGATGAAGTCAGCCGCGTCGATAAACAGGTGCTTACCACCTACTTCGACCGGGTTGGCGAACTCCACATCACCAGGATGCTTACGCAAAATTGCGTAGCGCGTTGGCCTACCCCATTCATTCAGCTCAACACCCATGCGCCAATAGTGCTTAGGGCGGTCGCTGAGGCCGGTGTATTCGTCGTCGAGCTGATCGGATTCGATTAGTTCGAGGCTGAGGGGCACTTTGCTGCGGCCCATGGGCTGGCGGACCAGGCGGATGCCGATTTCGCCGGATTCAGGGAGAGCGCCGACGATGCTTAGCTCCATGCCGTGGAAGCTGAGGCGGCCGGTTACGTCGCAGGAATCGGCGCGGCACCAGCGATTCCAGGCGGCAAGGAGCGCAGCGTTGCGGCGTTCGTCCTTCTCCTGGCCGTCTGGGCGAAGGACTTGCGGCTGCATCTGGATGCCGCGTGCGCCTATGACGTTGATCTGGGTGGTGCGCTTGGCCTGGCGGGCGTAGGGGTTGTCGCGGACCAGGGCGCGGCTGCGGTTGCGCAGCGTTTTGAGGCTGCCCCTGATTTCGGCATCAGCGCTGGTGCCAGCAGCCAGGAAGTCGGCGGAGAAGCGGTTCCAGCGAGCGGCGTCGTAAGCGCGGCGACCTTGCCGCACTGTGGATAGTTGGCGGCGGAACCAAGTACGGATTCCCATGGCGGCTTAGTTGAAGCGGACGTAGAGGGAACGGCCGTCGCCACGCCCGTTGTTAAGGCTATTGGCCATACGATCGCGTGCAATCTCAGCTTTGAGTTGATCGCGCCATTGGATCAGCTGAGCCAGGTCGGCACGCTTGACCATGCGGCCGCCTGTTGGGGTGCCGATTCGATACTCTTGTGCACCCGAAATAAGCGTGCGAATTGCTTCTTCGACCGCCTGTAGGTCTGCTAGACGTTGCGCAGCTGGAGACGCCATCTGACTACTACGTTTCGTCTAAGTCTAGGTGGTAGGCGTTGCGTTGTTTTATAAGCTGCGGCGCCGCTTGGCCGCCACGCCGCTTGGCCGC